CAAATAGCAGAAATCAATAATCCCATGTCACTAGGACTAGAATTATCACCCGTTCTGCACGGGATAAAACGCCGATTATTATAAAAAGGTAGCTCAATATCGGCTGCTATCTTTCCGCCACCCATGGTTTCACCTAATGTAAAACCATTTATGGACGATTTAGCACCCACACTTCCCAATGTGAATGCTGACAAATAAGACTTGGCTACAGCACTTGTAGACGTACCCGAAGGTGCTGCGCCTATATTAGCCAAGAAATTTGAATTTGGTGTTCGCATTAATTGCAGATGACCAAAAGATAAATCTTTAGGAGACACATCAGTAACACGCCAGCGCATACCTCCTCGTTTTGCCATAAATAATGCAGAAAACCAAGCTATGTGTGTATTATTAACATAATTAGTAGATGTGGTACCTGCCAAATGCATTCCATTAACAGCTTTACCGCGGTTCATGGGGTAACCACTCAAGTTCCAGTTTAACACTGAAGAACCTGTAGGAACAGCAGGAACTGGTAAAACAAAATAATTAACGTACCGTTTCAACAAAGAACGTAAACTAATAACGGGATCACCATGAAAAATTTGTGATGCCTTATCGTTTATAGGAATATAATTCCCAAAAACTACATCAGCTGTAGTAGAACGCAACATTAAATCATCTTGCATCATTTCTCCTGATTGTGGAAAAAAGCTATAATCGTCCATACCTTGTTCTGGTTCAAAGAATTCAAAGTCAGGACCTGCCGACACGTAGCACATAATTTGAATATCCGATACTGCTTGACCGGAACATGTTAAATCATTCTGAACTACAAGAGCAATTGAACCATTATCAAAACTAGGATTATGACTTAACCCATTGGCGCCTCCATAAATGGCTGAAAAACCTTGAAATATGTTGGGTGCTCCGGGACGAGCAGTTCTACAATACGGTAAATGGCTCATAAAGCACACGTCCATTGTAGCTTCATGAGACTCGCTTAAATCCCATACATAATTGTAATTCGTGT